GACCTTCGGGCAGTGGCTTGTCAGTCCTAAATAACCACCAACGTCGCTCAGTCAACTCATAGGTACGAGCAATACCACAACCCCACCATTCTCCGAAGTGCTTACCAGGTCCAAGCCTACGAATCATTGCTTCGTTGTCATACACAAACTGAGCAAATCCATAGTTATCAGTAGTCTTACCTGGAGTAATCCAACGATTACGACTACCAACTAACAATGGTTCATTAGGGTCTTCAGGAATCACAACCTGTGCGTTAGTACCGTCAATCTTTTCAGTAATAATGCATTCACGATACAGTCGTGGAATCTTGGGATAAGTCTCAAAAGAGGACATCATCATCCTTTAATTTAACTCCAGCAAGTTCACGAATCTTAGCACCGGCATTACTGCTCTTAGGTCGATTATCTATCATAGTGCCCATAGACTCAGCATCAATAAGTATAGCAAGATTAGCAAGAGCCCCAGCAAGATGATGCTTACCGCCTTCGGGGTCAATGGTCTCTCCATCCATGTATGCCAATAAGTGACGCATGCAGCCACCAATATAGGTAAGACACTCAATAGGATTGTTACGCCAATTGAATGGTCCATACTTATCTCCACCCTCTCCAAGTGCCTGACCTAGCGCAATAATAGCAGACGGAGGTATATACTGGACTTTAACCTTTTTATCACCATGAACTTGCTTAGGATTAGGTACCTTAGTCATTATTGTTATCCATGTTGTTATCCATAAACGACACAAGAGCATCAAACTCCTCAGTGTCGCTCTCTGGTGGCTCACGCCATCCGCTAATGTCGATAATCTCAATAGACCTAGCACAAGCCACGTCAAACTCTCGCCGCATTCCTTCCGTAATCTTACCACCGACCATTACGAGACCATCAACTCTACGAACAACCTCCTCGTCATCCCTCAAGGCCTCTTCATAGGAGGTAAACAAGACCCCCTCATCTACTAGCTGGACCTCAACTATCCAAGGAGCAATATACACTCGGCTCCTATCGTTCAACATAAACCAGGCAAGCCATTTCTTGGCTCTGGCAATATTCGTCTTAAAATTCTCCGGTCCACGACTACCAGTATCAATATTCTCAGTAACAGGATGTGCCATATAGAATACTGGTCGTAACTCTTCTGGCTCTAACATAACGCGTTGTCTATTATTAAGTGCGTCCAAATAATCATTGTCATTGTCGTTCATTAATCTGCCCAGCCTTTATAGGGGTGCTTAGGAACATTCTCAATATCTTTACGTTCACTACGCCGTCTAGTATTCACAGCAGAATTCTTACACAGCCATTTAACGGCTTTACCAGTATTATCAGCTGTATTCATATATTAAAGAACCTGCATTTGGGCCCATCCCAGCCAATGGTTTCCCATCCTAATGGACCAAAATTGGCTTTCTTAACGTGAAGTTCGGCAGTATTATCTTCCGCTTCCTCACCATTCTCTTTAATCCAGCGGCCGGGCCTTATCAAGCTCCACACTGCCTTGCACGATTTCTCTGCCCGTCGGCACCACTCAGTATCGCCAAGGGTAGGAATATAACCATTAATGTCATGACTACTGTTAAACTTATCACGGCCACGACGAATAACGTCATTACTAACTTGAGACAAAAGTAGGCTAGCGAGCCTCCGCTCTCCAGACATCTGATTAAGTTTAGTACTAAGTTTTGCAATTTCAGTCTCAAGGTTCGTGCTGTCACCAAAAATTTGCGCATAATCAAATACACCTAAAAGCAAAGAGGCCCCGCCAACAGACTTAGTGTCAAGCACACGCTCAAGAACTTCGTCTACTGTAGGAGCCTCAAATATCACTTCAACTCGTTTAGCCCATGAACTGGCGGATGTTGCAGTTTTGTCTATTGCTGCAAGCTCCTTGACAGATAAATCAAGTCTACCCATCTGCGTGGCTGTTATTCCCGCCCCGTCAGCCAGATATCTCTCTGCTGTGGCATCCTCAGGATCTTCTCCGCAAAACCACAACACTCCCCCACCAGATTTGGCAACACTCTCACATATCTGTCTGGCAAAGGTGGATTTTCCGTCTCCGGTGTGAGCCATTAACTCCGTTGTAGTGCCCCGCCTAATGCCACCAAATGTCCTATCAATGACATTAAATCCAGTTGGAACGTGGGTTATGTTGGCCTCTCCAGCCTGTCTACGCCCTACATCAACACGCAAACCCTTGGCGCGGTCTGTTAGTATTTGATTTAGGCTCTTGCTTGGTATTTGCCCCATTATTATTATCCCCCAATCCTGGCTTAGGTCTAACATTGTTAGCCTCGGCTAGCGCTTTAGCCCGCCAGGATGGCCACTTACTTAACACGTCAAGGATGGTCATTTTGCTCGTAATCCAGCCCTGACGCTGCATCCAGTGCCCAACGGCTATCATATCCGCATCAGTAATGTCCATCTTACCGGCTAGGATGCTGGCTCTAGCATATCCTTGAGCATTGTCAAGGCTAATACACTTGGAGCAGGCCATCACCAAAAGCCGCTCTAATGGCAATATTGGGACGTTGGTACTAGGCTTATCGCTATCAGATAGCTTAGTACGAATTGTGGATATGGCTTTATCATCTGCTTTAGTCAGTGCGCCAGACGTCTCAAGAGCAGATAAATAGTCCTGAAGACAAGTAAGTGCCTTGTCAATAGTATTGCGCTCGGCTGCAGTGAACCGAACGCCACGCACTAGGCGCTCACAGTCGGAGCGATGACAGGCTGACTAACGACTGGTGGAACGTATAAATCAGCGTCAGTAAATAGCAAATTAAAGGCACGGGCATATGGACCCACAACAGATAGCTGATCATATTGTGCTTGTGCCCACACAAATCCGTCTGAGAACGAGTTAACAATGGCCCGCCTGGGAACTGGAACGGCAGGAGTAGCATTAACGACACTAGTAACCGTAAACAAGGCTAAATACATTAAATTTCTTCTCCTTCAACTTCGGTGTCCTCATCGTCCCACTCGTCGACGTCGTATTCATCATCGTCATCGTCATCATAGTACTCGTCGCAATCATATTCGACATAATCTTCGTTGTCTAATCTATCATCGATTATGATGGTTCCGTCTGAAGTAATGGTAGCAGTAGTGGTCACAAGCCCTCCATAGCAGCAGATGCGTCCTCATCAGTAGGGAAAGCACCGTCGGTAGCAATGACCTCAGCAGTAGATGCACGAGGCGCCTCATCAGAGCTCACAGACTCGCGGCCAAAGAACGTGTCACTCTTAACAACCTGCAAAATCTTTGCGAATGGCATGTTGTCCGTTTCAATCTTTTCCCCCTTGTAGCGGGGCTTCTTTGGCGAATACTCTTCCTTGGTAAGAGTACCGGTCAAGACTATCGTATCGCCCTTGGCCAACCGATTAGCAACCGTCACATCTGGACCACCGACCATTGCAGTAAACCATCGCACAATACTGCGCTTACCGGGCGTCTTATCCGCACACCTCAGCTTGTAAAGCTCACGGCCACCAAGCTCAATCTTTTCCGGGTCGGCACCAAGATTCACAATATACGTTCCGTTGTTCATATTAAACTTCCTTTGCAATATACAACATAAATTCGTTACCTTCAATGTACATATAACCATCCACATCTCCGCCTGATTTCTCTCTAATAAGCTCATTAATTAATAACGAGCAATCACGCCAAGATAAATAACGGTAAACTTTCTCGATTAACTTAAGTAAGTTACCGCTAATGAAGGTAGAGCTACCGTACACGCTGCGCAGCATGTAGGCCGGAACACTACGATTATCATCGCTGTCAAACACAGTAAGAACGTATTTATTCATTGTCATCCTCCGATGCTACACGAGCTTTCTTCAGCTGAACTTTTCTAACTCCGTTGATTGCTTCACACACATCCATACTAGAACAGTATAGGCAGTGTGTACCAGGCACAGCTTCTGGACCTCTAAGCGCGTTGCGCCACGCGCGCTTAATCTCATCCTCGAATTCTTCTAATTCAGCCCAAGTGATTTGTGACCAGTATCTGGTGGGCTTATCTGCGCTGCGCGGCCAGTGGGTGGCGCTAGTCCTGCACGTGCGCCTGGGGTTTAAATCTATTAATCCCTCTTGGTTGGCCCAACGCAACGCGCACAGTGCGTAAAACTTAAACTGGTCACTAAGGGGATCAGGGGTGGCGTGACCGGTCTTTAGGTCATCAATCCAATAATCGCCCGCCTTGTCTTTACCAGAGGGTACATTACCAACCCAATCAGTTGTACCCGTAATGTAATCAGGTCCCTGCCTACCCTTCCAGCTATCCGCCCCGTCACTCGGCCCCTGTAAAACCCTTCCAGTTCTACAATTGTATGCGTATGGTATCTCATGCCTTCCTAGAAGGCTTGGCCACAACCTCGAGCGCTCGGGATTAACATAACCTAACCATGGGTCACTTGCGAACGGTGAGTTCTCTTTTGCTAGGTGCATTTGCGTACCCCACTCAGCAAAGACACTATCACCCTGATTAGGATACATATCCGAATCTGGAACCATTGCGCCATTGGGATTCTCAAGATATCCTGGAACCCATTCCTGACGTTCATCTCGGGGTAACCATGACGCGGCCGCACAGTTCAAGTGTCTAGTTAATGCGCTTGCTCTTGCCCACATAGCTCCTTGCGATTACTGAGTTATAAATAATAAAAGACCTTATAATGGTGGTCAACCAGTGTGTTCATGCTATCGATTATACACACAACTATGCCGTATCTTATATGGGATTCGAACCCATGCCTCTAATTGTTGGACGTCTCAATTAAAATTCTAACCATAAACTTATAAGACATTGACACTATATGGCGGGCCGTGTCACACCCAAAATAGAGTCAGCGATTATTACATCACCTATAGGTCCGATATTTAAGGTCCGACTCACAAAAATGCCAGGGCTTACACAATTATATGTATGTTGCCTGGACGACTTTACGCCAGTAAGCTGGAACGCAAAGTCATAAAGTGTTGGCGAGCATCGCTCAGATGTCTTTAAAGTCTTTCAGCAAGACTACCAACTAAATGACTCTATTGTCAATGGTGTTATGCTAGTTAGACGTCATAGGCCTAAGACCGATCCCTCGTTTCCAGGCTTATTGATGCCATCGACTAACGGTCTAAGATTTTACCGATTACATTTCACATAGACGTACATGAATTATCATCACTCGCTTCTATGATACTTTGCAATAACTAGGGCGCGGTTACCATAACCTAAGTTAATGCCGCTACTTCACTCATTTGCCAATGAATGGGTTGGATTCGAACCAACATAACTACCCCTTAAAAGAAGCCCCGTAGGGCTAGCTAGATGTGTCCGTCTCGAAGGTGGACTCTATTACGTGGGCTCCTACACCACTACTAGCACTAAATCCGCGATGATATCCTTATTTATACTCCGACTTAACTGCTAACCTAATAAGTTCCTCAATAATTATCCGATTCCCATTTCGTTGAACACATTAATCTTCTTAAGTTTATCTATTACATTCCAAACAGGCTCAAGTGCATACGGATTTGGGTCATACCACACTCCCTCAAACAGTCCAGACCTACTACCAAAGTATTTAGTCCACTGAGACAATGCAGCACTATAGTCTGGCTGAACATGCTCCCACACATTAACATGACTATGCACCTACTCGCTCCTTTGCTTCCTTAGCAATTGGGAATAGTTCGACCACATCGTCCTTGCTGAGCCTGCTTAGCAAGGCTTTTGCCTCAGCATAAGCTACGGTATCAGACGCCGCCTTGAGCCTGCTTAGAACGTACTCCTTAGAGATAGTCACTGCCTGTGTCTTCGTCAAGGGCTGTCGAGCTCGAACTCCGCCCTGAATTGGTGTGTCAGTATCATCAGTATCCTCAGCCCCGGCAGCCAATAAACCCTGTAAGCATGCTGCCTTGAATGCGTAAGTACCGGCCTTTCCGCCGGCCTTATCTTGAGAATCGGCGCCGAGGCCAAACCCTGCCCATTTAATAGCAGAGCCATCCTCTACAGATTGGACAACAACATCCAATCCAACAGACGCAAGTGTACCGTCCTCTACTGGAAATCCATTACCCTTGCACTCAGTAGGATAAATCAACAGTCCAAGCTCGTTACATGGACCTCGCATTGCATCAATTAAGTCCTCACTACTACGAGTTTCAAACCGCATACCAGGCTTCTTTTTCTTGTCAATGATGCCAACCCGGCGGCGCAACTCAAGTACCGCTTTAAGCACCGCTCCGGGCTTTCTTGGCTGTCCATCTACCATACCATCATAAATCATATCAACTCCTAGGGGTGCGCGGTTAAGACTGAGTAGTATCATGATTTACGATAGAACAAGTCCTCTAGTGAATCTCGAGTGTAGCGAAGTGTATTATATGCAGATGCGTGTTGCTTGATAAGCTTATCAGACTCTTCGCTGGTGTCACCATGGAACGCAGCGGCTAGCTCCTCGGCACGGGCTCGCATGCCATGAAACTTAATTAACTTAGACAAGTTATCAATGATTGCAAAAGTAAAATCATCGGGATGGCTGTTCATATTTCTCTCCAGCTAAGGTAAGGTCGTCATCAGTGCTTGTCAATGGGTCTTCAATCCAACCGCTCGGTTGTGTAGGAGCCTCTCCTCGTGAGACTCGCTCAACATCGCGAGCATGAGAATCCCATGCATTATCGTCAAGAGGTAGGTACTTGTCATGACTTGGCGTCTCACCGGGAAGCCCCGAGCCCAACCACGTGCCAGGCTTACCTAGCAATCCTCTGAACTCCATGAAGCTCTTAACAAGCGTAGGGTCAACGTTGCGGTCTTCTACTGACATACACGAGCCCCAGTTGTCGAGCTCTCCAGACGACATCCTAGCACTGTCAGGCTTCTCCATCTTATTCCAAGGCACTTCGGTTACCCGGGTAGCTCGGAATGTACCATTAACCCATTCCTTCTTAATGCGCACTGGGGTTACACAATGAGTACGCTCGTATCGAACAATAATGCTAGACTTATCGTGATGGCTCACTACTTGACTCCAATAAAAGATAATTCAATGCCATTATAATTGAATAATTTTATTAATTCAGACTCCCTTTCAGAATCACTAATATGTACAGTATCGTTAATACTAGTCGCGCGCAGCGCCGGCGCGAGGCCCTCGTCGACGCACAGATGCTCGAACTTCGGTGAAAGGCACATCCACTTTGGAAGCCCATATTTATCAATAAAATATGGAGGTGGAAAGTCCAGCCCCTTAATCTCGTCATCAGTAGCGCCACAAGCCTTGCTAGCAAATCCTAGACAACACATTTTTCCGTCACCGGGCCGCAGCAACGAGCCAGCTCCCCACATAGACCTATCAATAACAAGCTTGGTAATAAGCATTACTTGACTCCAATGAAAGACAGCTCGATACCATTTGCTGCAAACAGCTTCGCAAGCCTTTCTTCTTTTTCTGACTCAGGAATACTGCTGTCGTTGATTCCTGCGGCGGCGGCATGCCCGAGCACGGCGGCCGGTCGGCAGCGGGTGTCCGTGCATTTCTCATTACAACACATCCATGGTGGCATATTATATTTGCCAACAAAACTATGCGGAGGGAATGCAAGGCCTCCTATCTCATCTTCGGAAGCTCCACAAGCCTTGCTAGCAAATCCTAGACAACACATACGCCCGTCGTCATTAAGTAGGCCTCCAGCTCCCCATTTAGACCGGTCGATTACAAGCTTAGTAAGACTCATACAATATCCTTTGTTATTAACGTCATAATGACGTAGTCCTCAACCTGAGAGTCGAACTCAGTACCTACCGCTTATAAGGCGATTGCTCTATCCATCATGAGCTAGTTGAGGTCAGTTCGGTCAACCTACGGGTGGCAGGGCACTCTGTCAACCCTTGACAATATAAAATTTAGTGATTATTTTCTTAGTTATATTTAGAAAGGGGCGGGATACTCCGCATAAATCCAGAACGCAAAGCCGTAGCGGCGCTTGAGCGGTCTTATGGTATGTTCCTAACGCACTCACTCCACCCATCGATTTCTTTGATGTAGGAGGTAATAGCGAGAATGTTTATATCGGAGATAGCGGTGATTCCCGTGCCTGGCGAGTAGTATGTATATCCTGGAGTAGTTGGGATGGCTCCACACATATACACTACAGTGTCTCCGGTTTTGACTGTAATAATTTCCTTGTTAGAGGTGCATGAGATACACGAGACTAACATCGCCATTAATATATGCATCATTGGGTATGCGGCTGTGCGCCGTTAGTACGTTGCTAAGAGTGCTCGGCCTGTGCGGCCTGCGCGCTTGGGATTAAATGTATAGGGGGCGTAATGGAGACAGAGCCCGCTAAATCCTATGGCTTAAGGGGACGCGGTGTTGGGCTCATGGGTACTAACTTAACAGGCTTTCCAGCCAACAACAGCAGAGCTGCCATATTAGAGGTGCCACGGCTCTTACCGTCCCAAAATCCAATCCCATGAGTAGCATATGCCGCCATCCTCTCGTTGCGCTCAGGGCCCGCCTGATTTCCCTTAGACCATTGAGCATAGAATTTCTCAACGTGGAGTCCCATCAATTCACCCCATAGTAAGCCTTGTGTGTCAGCTCCAGGTGCCATACCACACACAACCTCTACGCTACTTCGAGACACCAGTAAATGGTCATAAGGCTCATAGTAACTTGACACTGCATCGTTTATCTGAGCAATAGTGGGATATAAATTTCTACCACCAAATACACACAGTTTAATCATCTTTATTAGTCTCTAGTGTCCATTTCTTGTGGAGCTATAGCTCTAATATAACAGTGTCCAGTCGCCACTAAATCCACCTGCATCAGGTCCAACACGAGGCATATCAGAAACAAAGTGTTGAACCGTATTGTCCATAAGAAACCTGATTGGCATATTATGAGATAGATTTAACGCTGTAACTCTATAAATAGACGACACAATTTTGGTACCGTCAGCAAGAACAGCGCTGTTACCTCCACACACAACGGCCGCTTCTCCGAAGTCAAGAATATTAGTGTCAATGATAGTAACAGACTTCATCTGGCCAGGCGGAAGTATGGTTGCTCTATTCATAATGCCACCACGCTGCGCAGCGCGCGTGCCATTACCTTGCAGCTGGCATCGCTCAATGTGCAGACTAATTGCATTGTTGTTCTCAATAGCGCAGGCCCCGGGTGCTTGTGTAGTCAGATTAGTGTCAATGATAGTTATGGCGTCGGGACTACCGCCAGCAGTGGCCTCGCACAATATAGCACGCTTAGCTACTGTTGCCATGAAATTGCATCGACTAATATTAATCCTCGTCGACGCTCTGTTAATCTCTACGCAGCCCTTACTAGTCCTGTTGGTGCCATTACAGTCAATAATGTCCACAGAATCGGCCCAAGGCATAAATATGCCACCATTTATGGTAGAGTTGATTAACTTGTGGTTACGTCCTTTATCGCCAAGTGTGACTGCATAGTCGGTCGACTGCATGCAGTCCAGAATAGAGCCGTTAATAACCAAGTTATTGACAACTATACCACTACTCGAATCCGGTTCTACGTCGAATTGCTGGGCCAAGTTCCCTGTGGATACTAGATTGTCAACCATCATACCGCTGATGGCTCCTCCTGCGGTAACTCCATTGCGAAAATTTGATTGGGTGATGCATCGTCTAAGCGTCACACCATCAGCTCCAGTATAGCAATAAATTCCATCTCCACGATTAAGATTGGAGACAATGTCACTGCCTACAAATCCAGCACCCTGAACCCATAATCCGTGCTGGTGCTCCCCTCCACCAGTAACGGGCCCTAACAGGGTTCCATTGAGCACCCTACATCCAGGCCCCGTGACCATGACAGTGCTAAACGCTACTGGTACGTTATTGGCTGCAACTAGAGTGGAACCGTTAAGATTGAGAGTAATATAAGAATTGCGTAAAACAATTCCGCCAATGTTAGAGGCCCCTGGGGAGATAACATACTGCCTATTTTGGTCAAGAGAAACCACGGTACCCGGCGGCGCATTATCAATAATCGCCTGAATATCACTAGTGTCGCTCATTGGTTGCTTTCTCCGTCGTCGAAAAGAGCCTTGCATGCATTTAGGAGGCCATACTTAACCATGACGACTTTCAGGCTATCAATAATAATCGCCGAGGGCGGTGGGGCGCCTCGCCGCCGGCCCGGACTCCCGAAGGCACCTCGGTCATGTGCTTCCTGCAGATCTTTTGCAAATTCTAGCTCATCCGCGGTAAGTGTCGCAGCGATACCTATTTTATTTTCGTACAGGACGGTCACCGTTCCGCCCTCGGCATAATCGGGGATGTACATGTCAACCCACCCCCATGAACAGTGTTTTCCATCTTCCGACTTGTATACGCAGGCCCCCTGCTTCAATGAGGGGTTGAAGTCTTGCGACTTCAGCCCCCTAACCGCGCGCTCGAACATCATCTTAATAGTGAGCTCAGAACCGTCATAATCTTTTGCCATAAATCCTCCAAGGGCCTCTCACCCCATATTACAGACTTTAGTCCAGGTAGATTATAGTCAATGAGAGGTCGAAGCAGGATTCAGACCACTAACACTAACACTCGTATGACTGATAAGTTGTACAGGTATTGGTTGGACATGTCATTGTGCACGTCCCGCAGCTAGCGCCCTCGTCGGTTTCTTTTGGAGCGCCTCCATTGACGCTAGTAATGTCAACATGACGAAGATTACGCAGTGTTTCGTTCTTGAGATTCAACTTCTTACGAGTGTGCTTCATAAATCTACGAGGAATGGTCAGTGGTGGTATCGCGAACGACAGTAGACGTAGGAGGAACGCGCCAGACGCCGATGGTATCAGCTGGATACACGCCACCATGCGGGTTAGCGTGGCCTGAGAGGTTACGAGTAATGAACTTCCATGTCTCATGCTCCTTTGCCCATTGCTGGGCAGCATTACGCGCCTGTTGAACCTCCTTTTTACCACTAACAACGAAGCTTGCACCGACAACCATGTCAGTGAATGGATAGGTCTCGTCCAGAGGCTTGCGCTTACGCCCGCGCGAGCTGGTAGGAATAGGCTGGTTAATCAGCAATTCCACCTTAGCACCGGCATTAGTGATGAGAGGCTGCGTGGAGCCAGAGACGGTCGAATCAGTGTCAGTCGGAAAAGTAATGTCATCCATATAATCTTGCTCTTTCTTTTTGTAGTATTGGTTTAGTGCTATATTAATCTTATAGTGTCCAATGAGGGACTCGAACCCTCAAACCTTTTGGGTAGCAGATTTTAAGTCTGCCGCGTATACCATTTCGCCAATTGGACTTACTAGGACTCTCCGCTCAGTTCCTTCACACTCATATTAGTAACTTCCGACCTCAGTGTCAACTTCTTTTTGCTAGTCTTGAGCATCTTATCTCCTCCTTCCTAATGTTGATTTGCCCTCATGATAGCGACCCAGATTGCCGCGTCACGATTGAAAATGCTCCATTTGCATGAAGCTGCACATCGCATCAAGAATTCTGCTGACATATCAATCGATTGCCCCTTGACAGAGGTTTATCTGTCGTTAAATTGAGCTTTGTCAAAAGCGGACTCAGAAGAGGGACACAAGCACGGTATGATTGTTAAGCACTAACCCTAGTTAATCACCTGGTAAGCTAACCCAATGATGACCAGTGAGTGCTAGCTCAGCTATATGGTCTGCCAGTATACGAGCGGCTTGCTTATGTCGATGAGGCTGTGTGAGACTAACACTGCGTTCAATGGCCCATCGATACAGCTCTAACGGAGTGTCGCCGAAGCCCAAATCAAGACATGCATGTAGCGCCTCGACTGCCATAGATTCATTACCAAGGGAGCTAACAAGTTCAACATAGCTGATTCGATCTCTCATAATACCTCCGCAGAATCTCAACCTAACACAGGATGAGACTCTTCACAAGGTATTAATTGACTTTCCAAAGGGTGAATCCTTGCCACGTGATGAGGCTGTCGCTCTTGTAACCGCAGATAGCAACAGCTAAGTCTCGCAGACTTTGATTGGCTTCGAACCACACCGGCTTAACCTGGCTGACTTGCATCATGATGTTACTATAAGGTATGACTGATGAGGTGTCAAGCATCGTGAGTGGTAGACCAATGGTCTTTGTGGATGTAAGTGCCTGAACCAGCGGGCAAAGATTGTGCCTTGCCGCACGGCTCAGCAGTGGCTAACTTGATGGGGAGTTCAACGCGCCTGGCTGGTGCATACATACGCTGCACATTATAACCGTCCGAGGCTACTAAATGGTAGGCATGACAAGTACTAATGCGAGGCGTATGCCACGCCAGTTATGGTACAAGTGCTTGATATCTGATAGGCGAGCATCGAAGTGCGACACCACTCAACTGTCGCATGCGACGTCACACCATCCAGGTGCATGATAGTATTATGGACATCTGTTCAGTACTAGTGTCGCAGAGTGTCGCATAGTGCCCGGGACATCTAGCCAGCTGCTCAGACGCCGCATGGCTTACCCGTGCACGGACTGCACTATCACCCAATGTGACATCACATTTCAGTTGACACGCGAGGTGTGATGCCTTAGATTGATGACATGTCCAACACAACCATTAAAGACTCGCAGCTTATCCAGCTCATCAACGACGCCGGACGCCACGGCGACGACGTCACAGTCATTGTAGGGCGCATCGCCCTCGGGGAGGAGAACCCCATCACCGCAAGCTCGTGGGAGGAGAGGTACGGAGGAGGGGGATACCAGCCCTATCAGCGGTTGGCGGTCCTGAAGTTCGGCCACTCAGTTGAGACGGCACGGGATATGCTAGCCAGGCAATGGCAAGCATTTTTGATGGGGAACTGGTCCAACCGGGAGATCGACGGTCGGCAGTAGGATGTCACACTCGATGTCACATTTTCAGTTGACATCCTGACTGGGACGTATTACGTTGAGGGCATGACGAACCAGATGACCAAGAGCCAGACCGAGTACTTCGACGCCATCATCGCCGACATGCGCCGCGCCGGGCGGCTCGAGCTCATCCACTACGCAGGCGCTGCCCACCGAGACCGCGTCGCATGGTATGTGACGATGGGGTGGGTGTGGAACCCAAGTATGTCAGAGATGGAACTGAAGGAGACTGCGGCGCGGCTGTACCCATGAGTACCTGAGTACCCAGTACTAAGCATCCCCAGTGGTCGTCGTATCACTCAGGGCTGCACCATGGTAACACCCGTTACTATATGTGCAAGCCTATAATAACCACCCCTGTCTTCCCCCTAATGCAAAGGGGACCCCAGCGGCGCGGTGTTGCCTATGTGCGCGATATTCAAAACCTTTTCGACATTTTGATATGTGTCATCAACTATATCATTATTGGTCTAGTTAACATATATAAACGGCTTTTTAATTCAGTAGCGATTCTCTAGGCCATTGCAGAATCACGTAGTCAATTGAGCTCTCGACCCCCTTGGTACTTGACGAGCCGACTATTTAATTGCTACACTCAATTCGTAATTAGTTTCTGAGCCTTATAGCGACGCTGCGGGCGGCACTTGTAGCTACAGTAAGCCCCAGGCAAGCACACTTAGGTGAGCAAAGCACGCATAGTCTCATGCTAATTACACCTTTATATTACTAGATGACATGAGATGGTAATCGAATGTCACTTATTGCACAGCGGTAGCACTGGCTCTGGGAATCGAAAGCAAGGTCTTTCATCTCTATTTAGCTCTATACAGCCATTACACAGAGGCGATGCCTTGCACCACAGTCTTATATGTACTAACACATTATCAGTGGAGAGAAACGAAATGAGTTTCATTAAGAAGATTCAGATAACTCCGTCTCAGAAAGTTCTTAATAAGAGGCTATCTAAGCCGCCTACTATGCCGATGGTAGAACCCAAAGACACAGTAATAGGTATGAAAGACATTGCTGGACGTAAATACAAACCTGGAAAGGGATATTAGATGCCACTAATTCAAGGTAAAAGTAAGAAAGCATTGAGCGCGAATATTGCTATTGAGCGCTCCAATGGAAAACCACTTAAGCAAGCCGTGGCTATAGCATATAGTGAACAACGAGCCTCTAAGCATAAGAGTCGTGATATGGCAGGACGTAAGGTTAAGAGTGGTTACTAATGCTGGCTTGCCGAGCTTGCCGAGTTCCAATATCAGCCGACACAGGTTGTAGTCTTTGTAATCCAATACGCAAGCATTTAGTGGTTGTAGGTGAAGATGAGGAAGACAGACCTAGTCTTGCTGCAACTGGTGGTGAGATTGTAAGTGCACTGCGCGCGCGCTTAAAGACTATTAAGAAATTACTTAAGGATAGTAACGATCCTAAGACGGAGATGCAGCTTGAATCTCGTATGCTTGCCATATCTAATGCGGCATCTAAAATGCTTGAAAGTGCGCGTAAGATTCAGACTGATGGTGTTCAGGCAGTCGAGCAGATGTCATTTGCTGAGCGCGCTGAGTTATTTATCGATTGGGTGACGTCTCTTACACCCGCTTATCGTGCATCACTTAGATTGAAGTGGGATGAGTGGGAGGCACAAACTAGTAAGCCGCTCCTAGAGAGTAAGGTGCGCTAATGGATGACCCATTTATCATACGTAATTATGTTCCATCAGATGAACCATATATAATGTCTACTTGGTTACGCGATATGCGTAAAGAGGATAGAGGCTCGCTTCCATCTGATATATGGTATAACTCACATCGTGAATATATTAAACGTATATTTAGTGATAAAGAAGTACAGGTTTTAGTGTTAGCCACGGCTGACAACCCCAATGAAATTATAGGTTATGCTGTAGGCATACCGGAAAGAGTGTTATTTTGGTGCCAAATACGACAGGGAAAGCTACGGTCCCAGGGACTATCAAAGCGATTACTAACGCAGCTCAAGTGCTTACCAAGTACCCCGGCAGCACTGACATCAGCAATGGGACGCCGGAAATTGCTAAACCCATACAGGGGTTACGAGCTCCGACACTTGATGGCAAGCCATTAAAGGAGCTTAGTTTACTTATTAAACCTGCTCCGTGTGGCCCCGGCTATCTTATTACACTTGATAGTACTAATGAGTTTAGTCGTGTGTACTATCATAATGGTAGATATATATTGAGGGAAAATACGGATAGGTTAGGTTATAGTCGACTTGAGTCTGCTGACTTAACTAAGGATGGACTATTACTTGTATTTAACACTGGACATCATGTGGCTATACCTAGGTCATGGTACGTCTTTACATGGATACCGGCCTAATGAAAGTAATCTTATACTTCCTTTGTCGTCGGCCAGAGCCTCAGATTAATTCAATCGACCAAATGTGTCAATATACAATCGATGAGTCTTAGAGGCCAGTATATATTATGAAAAAGCGTACTGACTTAATGAATGCCTTATGGGCTAATATTAAGAATGAGCAGGATAAACGAGAAAAAACCAAGACACATGTAGACGTGATTAGTGCGTTGCGTACCTTCCTGCGGCCTCACCAGCGGCGACTTGAGGCAGATGACTCAAATTTAATTTCAGTTATTTCGCCACGACAGACAGGCAAGTCTACGGGTGCTCTAGTTATCGCCCTAATTCGCTGTCTACAGAGAGCCTACAGTTCTTGGATAATTATCGGATTGACGCGCATCTCTATTAAGAAAGTCTACTGGGCCGACCTTCAAAAACTATCTGAGGCATTTGATTTAGGTATAAAGTTTCAGCACACTGAACTTACTGCGACATTACCAAATGGGTCTATTATATACTTTCAAGGTATTGATAAATTTGATGAGCTTGAGAAGATTCGCGGCGGTCGATATCATGGAGCTATTATTGATGAATGTAAGAGCTTTCCAGAGCTTACGTTTAAGACGCTTATTGATGATATTCTTGCACCGGCTTTGTTAGGTCAGTCAGGTCCTACTATTATAATTGGTACTCCTGGCGACGTGCTTAGAGGTGAGTTCTATCTAGCAACGTGTCAGCCACCAGTATTAATAGACCTTGGTGACGGATTACGATGGTCTAACTGGCCAGCTAATACAGGTCCAGATGAACATACCGCTATATGGTCTTTCCATTTATGGACATTAGAGGACAATGATATTGAATTTATTAATCCTCGTACTGGTCGTAAGTTCACACTATGGGAAGAGGCCCTACGTAAGAAGAAAGAGAAGGGCTGGAAAGATGACCACCCAACCTGGCGTCGTGAGTATCTTGGTCACTGGGTTGCTACCAATATGCGCCTGGTGTATAGATACAAACCACATATACATGACTATATTAAGCAACCAGTAGATTTGCATTGGGGAATTCCATGCCCTAAAGATACTAAATGGAATACTGCCATTGGATTTGACTTTGGTACCAAAGATGGAACTGCTTTTGTGATATGGGCCTGGAGTCCTACGTTTCCGGGGCTATGGGAAATATATAGTGAAAAGCGACAAACCACCGATGACTTACGATTATCAGTCTCAGCTATTGCTAGGTGGTTTAAAGAGGTAGATGCGATATATGGACCCTTTGCTGGCCTAGTTGGCGATCCGGCGGGGCTCGCAACTATGGTAATTGAAACTCTGGCAGTCGAGCATAATATATACATAGAGCCCGCTGAGAAGCGCGAGAAAGTAGACCATATAGAATTATTTAACAATGATCTTGATAATGAGGTCATTCACATCCTTAAGAACTCTGAACTATCAGATGAGCTTCTTAATAATAGATGGTTACTTAAAACTATTGGTACTGATAAGCGTAAGGAAGACCCAGAAACTCCTAACGACTTATGTGATGCTGGTCTTTATGCCTATCGTTGGTGTAGACATCGACAAGCTAAACCAGAAGAAGACAAAATTAAAGTTGGTAGTATTGAGTGGTATAGATTAGAGCAAACTAGGGAACTAGCTGAACTAGAACTACAGGCCCGTAGGTCCAAGGATGATAGTAGATTAGACCAAGAGTGGTGGAAGGATATACATGACATCAGCCGCTTTAGCTGAGTACCTTAAAGTTATACGTGATGCCGGATGCATGTCTGCTGCTATGAAGGGATTTGATGATAGTCATGAAGCATTTGAACTATCTGTGGTCATGGCACCAGATACTGTTGCTCCTACTATGGGAGAAGTACCTACTGCAGGCGGATGGAAATCCCCTAATTTAGACAGTAATAAGTTATTTGAGAATGAGGAGCATAGTGTCTGACATTATATCAACCAACTATGTCGGCCCAGCTATCAGTCCTGACGACATGCCATGGTATACTTATGAGCAAGAGGACGCACCACAGGAGAGGTTAGCAGTATGCATATTACAAACGGTACAAGATATAGAGAGGCGGCAACAGTCAATATATGAAGGTAATCGTCGCCATGCTCGTATTTTTAGTGGTTATACTCCTGTCGGCCTTAATTGGGGTAGTACTTCGGGTATTAATACACGTAGTCCATTTGAGGTTACGAAAAATGTGGCACGAGGTGTGTGTGAGACTGCAACCTCGCTTATTGTGAAGTCTAGGCCCAAGGCTACGTTTGTTACTACTGGCGCTGATTTTGATATTCAGACTCAGGCAGAGGATATGGACTCATTCATGCTAGGCGCATATGAGTTATCTGGTATATATCAGATTGCACCTCGCTCGTTTTTAGATTCCACCATATTTGGTACTGGAGGCTGGAAATATGTGCCATATGGCACGGGCACTAGTTTTTGTATTAAGACTGAGCGCGTACTTATTGACGATCTGATAGTTGATGAGGATGAGGTGCGCGAGCATTTATATCCTGCGTCTACTTATCATCGTATGTTAGTTCGATTGGATGCAGTTATTAAAAAGTATGCTAGTGGTAACTCTGCTAAGGAAAGACTTCTTAGGTCTAGGTTACAGCAACGGTCTGGCTCTACTACCTGGACTAATAGGCCTGTACCACCAGGTAAGATAGTTCTTATTGAAGCTATTTATGTTGATCCATGTGGTGTTGACGAACCTAGACGTGTACTTACTACTGGTAGTGTAGTGCTTGATGATAGTGCATGGCCATACGATTTTCAGCCTTATTCGTGGTTATGGTGGTGCTTACCTATTACCGGATTTTATGGTGATGGTGTTTGTTATCGTCAATATGGTAGACAGCAGCGCATCACATATATGTATCGATGGATTCAAAGAGTCCAGGACCTGTATGGTACTCCTCGCGCATGGGTTGATCCTCAAGGCGGCCCTCCTACCATGCAACTATCTAACGAGATTGGTACAGTTATTAGTGCACGTAAGCCACCAACATTTCAAGTTCAAAATCCTGTTCCATCTGATACATATAAGTGGCTTGATGCTTTAGAGCGCGGCTGTTATGAAGATGAGGGTATGAGCGCTGCTAGTGGTACTGCAACACTCCCTGCGGGTATTGAAAGTGCACCAGCTCAGCGTGAATGGAATTATAAGGAAGCTCAGAAGTTTGCTCCGGTCAGTCAGCGATGGGAGCACTCAATTGCAGTTGATGCGTCTACTAAAATCATTGCAATGTATAAACACTATGTTGAAAATCACAAAGAAAGACCAAGTATATCGTGGGCTGATCGCAAACGTATGTACACGGTTAAGTGGCCTGATCTCGAGAAGGATGCATATGTAATTAAGGCTGATGCTAGTAGCCTTGATTCCATGTCACCTGCGGCACGTATTCAGTCAGCATTAGAGCTAGCACAGACTGGCTGGATTAGACCTGAAGAAGGTAGGGCGTTAGTGGCTCACCCTGATTTAAAGGAGTCTGATGACCTTGGTAATGCTGGTGAGACGTATGCTCGTTGGGCTCTTAAGAAGATGCGCAAGGGAGAACATCTTGCAATCGATGAGAAGGTTGATCTTGTAGCACTTAATAGAGTTATTAAACAGGGTAGAGCTATAGCCATTACTCAAGATGCACCACAGACTATTATTGATAACATGGGTCGATTTTTAGAAGCACTAGACCAAGTTCAACTTGCTGAAGCTGCTGCCAATCAACCTCCACCCACACCACCACCTAGTAGTATGGCCAGTGGGCCTGCTGCAGGTGTTCCACTACAAGGATAATACATGCCCGATAATACTCCACTTACTCCTGAGTCTCTTGGTTTTGGCGTTGGTGGCTGGGGATTCGCTCCTCCTCCACCCGATGTTAATGGTCATAATGGAGACGACAGTGAACAGTTAAATGGTCAGGCTAAGGCCGAAACTAAATCAGAATCAACCGTGTCTCCGTCGTCAAATGAAAAACCTGTTGACAATAAAGAGGCAGCACGAGAAAATACAGCCAATAGGAACTTAGCAGATATTCTACGTGAAGATAGAGAGGCCCGTGCTACTAAGAATAAGGAAGCACAAGCTAATACAGCCGCAGCTGCTGAGGCTAAACAACTTCGAGATGAACTTACTAAGATTAAGAGTAGCAAGGCATTTGAGGATGATCCTATTGGCTATATTAAGAGTCGTAAAATTACTCCTGAGATGCAAATCTTAATAGGTCAATCATTGCTGTATGATTTGGCACCTGAAAAGGCACCACCTGATTTAAGATTTAAATTATTTGAAGCTAAGACACAGCGTGATAATGAGACACGCGAGGCAGCACAGAAAGAAGCAGAGGCAAGGGCACAGGTTGCTGCTGTTGAGCGCAACATTGAGGCTTTTGCTAATGCACTGAGCGCTGCTGCACGAACTTTTACTGAAGGTTCATATCCTGAGAGTGAGAGTTGGTTTATTGCTGCAGATGGCAAAGTTGACCATGACAACTATATGAAGAGTCTTATGGCAACAGCCAATAACATTGGTTTAGCTGCTCAAAAGACGGGTCAAGCGGCTGACTTATCTCCTGCTAATATTGCTAGGACTCTTGAGATAGAGGTAGCTCGCAGGATGGCTGTTCGAGATGCAAAGCGCGCTGGCGCTACTAAAAAGACTGAGGCCCCTACTACCAAGGCAGATGGTAATGGTAATACTACAAGTACTCGTGGGCTTAATGCTGGAGGTGCTCCTACTAAGCCTGCTATGACCGAAGCTGAGCGTATCGCACGAGCTGCTGCTGTTGCCTTTCGCTAGTTTAGGTTTTAATGATTTATGTGACCACACACTAAAGTGGCCAGGCAAGAAATTGGGCCTAATAAGCTCCCTCTTGTGCTGCGATTATAGGTGGCATGTATGCCGACTGTTTTAGGCGATGTTCAGTGGAATGCACTACTCAAGGAGCTTTATCCTGACGGTCTTCCTGCTCAGATTATGATGCGTAAGCACGTCCTTTTAAGCAAGATGCAGAAGGATGGTGATGCTTATGGCGATCACATGGTTATCCCGGTCGTGTATGATAATCCTGCTGGTCGTAGTGCGGATATTGCGGCTCTGCTCGGTACTAATGGTCCTGTGGCGCCTACCCAGTCTAAAAAGTTCTTAGTCTCGCTTAGCTCCGACTATGCTGCTACGTACATTAATGAACTTACGATTCGTAAGGCCGCTAATGACCGTGGTAGTTTTGTCAATGCTCGCAAATTCGAGGTTGATGGTTTGTTACGTCAGCTGGGCAATTCACTGGCTCACGGACTGTATCGTGACGGCAGTGGTACAACTGCTCGCGGTGACGGCGCATGGACTATTACTGGTAATGTTATTACGTTACTGCAGCGAGCTGATACTAAGTTCTTTAACTTAGGCATGCAACTCGACTTTATCCCTAACTCCGGTGGCGTTCCTACTGGTTCGCCCCGTGTGCTTGCTGCCAGCTTCCGAGTTGTGGTTACTAAGATTAGTGAAGATTCAGGGACACTTACGTGTGCTATTGACTCTAATGGTGCGGCTGTTTCCAATATTTCTACGTATTACACTTCTCTTGCTAATACTGACTTTATTGCTCCAGTGGGCGATTATAATAGTGCTTTTGCTACTACCGCTATTCAGAAGGTTCGTGGCTTAGCTGCCTGGATTCCTCTTATTGAGCCAACGGCTGGCGATAGCTTTTGGGGTGTTGATAGGAGTGTGTTCCCGACTCGCCTTGCTGGCCATCGTCTTAATGATCCCACTTCTCCGGCAGAAGATAGCATTTTGGCACTTGGTGAAGTTATGCATGAGCGAGGTGCGTCTCCTGATATTGCTATTGTTAGTCCTCGTCAGTTTACTAAAATTAGTAAGCGACTTAATGCTAAGGTGGAGTATGACGGTGCGGGTGGTGACGCTAAGTATGGATTCATGACTTTTGGTATTGCTATCTCTAGCGGTATCATTCCCGTGTACGCGGATAGCGACTGTCCTGAGGATCGTGGCTATCTTCTTACTATGGATAGTTGGCGTATTAAGCATCTGGGTCTTCCTGAGATTGTGACTACGGATGGTCTTAGTGCCCTTCGTCGCCCAGGCCTTGATCAGATTGAGATTCGTTGCCGTTATTATGCTCAGCCGGTGTGTTATGCCCCTGCTGAAAATGGCGTGTTCGCAACTTCGTAATATAAACTAACAATGGGCTGTAGTACACTATGTAAGTATCCTAGTTAATATTTGTCCTAGGAACCCATTAAGAAAGAAGGCTATAATGGCAACTATGAACACTATTTTTCATAATGACTCTCGTTATGAAATTGAAGGATGTTTTGACTTAAACTCCTCGGCGGCTGTTCTTAATATCTCATACCCTGCAGGGCAGATTAAAACTGTACGCGGCAAGGCTATGAGCGTAGTTAAGAACGGCACAGGAACGTATGATGTTACTGTTAAGGTTACTAGTACAGTTAGTGGAGCTGTTTTCCAATCTGTTGAACTCTTAGACGCAGATGCTAAGATTATTGCTACTACTGTGGCTACTGCACTTGATGCCAGAGTGGCTTCGGTACTTACTAATACTGCAGGTGATTTGATTATTAAAATTCAAACTACTCAGACTACTGGAGCTGCTGCCGATACTACTGCTGCGATTACGGTGTCGTTTCAGATTGTTATCTGTTACTCTCGTATGGACCAGGCTATCTAATGAGTGACGTTATTGATACAGCCGGTCTTATGTCTGCGTGGGAAGCCCCCAGTAAGCGTAAGTTGGCGATTAAGGAAATACGTAGCAAACTTCGAAAAGTTGATGCTACTGATGATGAGATTGATGATGCGCTTGATGCATTAATAGTGCTCGCGCAAGATAAAGAGGAATAATTCATGGCCACGCGCGCTGATATACGAACTCTTGCTCAATTATTTGCTGATCAAGATTCTAGCGACTTTCCCACTATTGCACAGTATAATTTACTCGTAGATGCAGCTGGCAAGCGTGTGTGGTATGACTTATGGAAAGCGGGCTGGCCCGTTGATTTTTCAACCACCACTATTACGGCCAATGGTTCATTAACCTATCCATTGTCTGGTGGTAGTCCAGCGCCCACTACTCCCATAGCTGCTATTCATGGTGTATATTATGTACTTGCCAGTGAGCGGTTTATGATGAGACGTATTAATGAGGGCTATCGTGCCCAATTAACGTCAGCAGTGGGTTTGACTGGATTTGCCGAATTTTATGATATTCGTATTAATGCCACTGGAGGATATATTCTTGAGCTTTTACCAAAGTCTAGCGGTGGAACTTATTCCGTGGATTATATTCCTAGTTTTGGGGGGTTTACAGCTGATGGTACTGTATGGCCTGGTCCAGACAGGTCGGATGAGCTTGTGGCTATTCAAGCAGCTATTAATGGTATACGTAAAGAGGGCGCCGCTAGACGACAAGATATGATGGATCTTAAGCAAGATTATCAAGAACTATTACAGGGAGTGACTGACCAGGCGGCCTGGATTAATTATCGTGAGCCTGCAATGATTCGTGATGTTAATACTACGCGTAGTAGGTATGCATTCGATTATCCTGTTGCTGGGCCTGGTGGTGACTTCTAGTGGCCGCTACCACTGCAGGTATCAGTAAATCATTGCGTAAACTGGGCCGTACAGTTACTGATATTAACACTAAAACGGCGCTTATAGCCATAGAAGACAAAATAACTGAACTTGATATTAGACTTACTAATGTTGAGTTAAGACTTAAAGCAGGAGGATTATAGTGTCATTCCAGCCCTTTACTATTCCATTAACTGGTGGTCTTAGACAGGACGTTGATCCCACGTCTGCCAGTAATCCCAGCATGTTAGATGTAATGAATAATTGTATCATTACGCATAAGGGCTCAATCCGGGGTAGGCCTGGTTTGGTATCTGAAAATACGCCATCTCAAACTACCACGGAACCCTTTGGTAGTCCGGCGCAAGATAACGCCAATATGCATCAGTTAGTTGTAGCTAATGGGCCTAATGGGCTGGCTGGACTAGAAACTACTGATTCTCAGATATTAGCTCTATATCAAGGTACTGCGTATGCTCGATCTAGTAAACCATTTGATGCTAATAATTCAGTTAATAACTGGCGAGGTGTTGGTCCCTTTTGGTCGTTTAAAAAGGAAGTGTCACCCTTCCTTGATAGCAATACGATAGTAGGTACTAGTTTTACTGGTCCTGCTTTTGTTGCTCCTGTCCATACTGGCGCTAATCTGGTTAGTATACCTATAACTAGTAATAAGGCCTCTGGTCTTCCACTAGTTGATGGATCAACTATTACACTACTAGATTCTACGTCTTTAACTAATTTTGACTCCGTTAGTCAATCTATGTGTAGTATTGCTAATAATGGTACAGTAGACATGATTGTATATCCAAAAGTGGACGGTTCGTTATGGATGCATACAGTTGACTCTTCTGTTATTCCTAACTTTCTTGGCTCTAGTACAGAAGTCAATTTACTTGGCGCTGGGTCAGTGTCAACTAGTTCCTTACAGCGTACATGGCTTGTTAATGGTGCATCTGCGGGTGAATTTTACGTTGCCAGTGTATCATCGACAGCGGGTAATGTTCGTATTCTTCGACTTACTGCTGCAGGCTCTACAGCTACATTAACTCTTACAGGTCTTGGTACTTTACTTAGCGGTGTTTGTTTAAGTCACAATGGGGCTGTTATTGGCAACTCTGCTAAGTTAGTCTTAGGCTACGTTGATTCTACAACTAATACCTATAAAACTAAAATTATTAATATAACTAATACGTCTACTATGACTGACGCAGGTATTAATACTAATTTTAATAGTAGTAGTGCATTGCAAGTGGCCATGAACCATACTGTTGGTTATATTGATACACCCGCATTTGGTGGATTAGGTCGTTATGTTGTTAATTTTATTCAAAATAATATTCAACCTAAGCCAGATGCCTGCATGATATTTATGAATGCAGATAATTCTACATCACCATCGCTAATATATTTTCTTCCTGTAGGTTCATCTGTGACTAGTAGTAGTTTGACTGGAACTGGTAGTACTTTTATAGGATGGGCAACGGGATATTATCCATTCTTACCAGCTAAAAGATTTGGTGCTATCGCTGGAACTAGCTACTCAGGCAGTATTACTATAGGTGTACTGCGTGTTCAGGACTTGCGAGCATTACCAAATTTGACCAGTACCACCACTATTCAAACTGCACAGTGGTTTATACTAGATATTAATTCTGCGGTTAATAACGCCGTATTAAACAATGGTGGAACTGCTACAGTTATGGCCGCTGGTCAATCAGATTTGAATGCTGTTTCTCCAGCCACTAATTCATACGTTAATAGCAGCACTGGTACATATAAATTTGGTATTCAAGAAATAACATCATATACTAATAGTCTGTTTACTTTATCGGCTTTTGGTGGAACAGGAATTAATAATAACTTAAGTTCATCTTGTGTTATTACTTTAACTGAGTGTCCATCTAATGCAGCACAGCTTAATAATACACTATATTTAAGTGGATGCGCTCCGATGATGTTTGATGGTAATGATATATTGCCGGTCAGCTTCTATGAGGGCGCACCGTGTATGTTTTTAAACAGTATAGTGGCTGGTAGTGGTGTGGCTAGTAGTGGTTCATATACATTACAGGCGGTATGGGAATTAACGACTAGTAATGGTAAACGGATTAGATCTAAAGCATCTATACCACTAACCGTATCTGTTACATCGGTCAATAGCGTTATTAATATATCAGTAACCAATCCACTATTTGTTTCACACAATCTGACGACAGGTAAATCCCTTAAAATTAAAGTATATTCAACACAGGCTACTGCAGGCGCCAATGCTCCACTTAATTTAGTGGCAATAGCATCTACATCTACAACCAAGGGAATTATTGTTAATGGTCCTACTTTTATAACGCTATTTCCAAATACAGGACCCGCAGTTACTGTGTTTGCTAATGAGGAAATATTATATACTGTTGGAAATGTATATGATGACGGCCCTCCACCTAGTGCTGATCGGGGAGTGGCTCTAGTAAACAATAGAATATATGCTGCAGATTACAAAACAGTCTATGCTTCAAAGTTATTTAGTCCTGTTACATCTGTGGCATGGAATACGTCTGGTGCCCTTGCTATACCTATAACCGGTATTGGTGAGATAATTGGACTTGGGTCGATTATTGATAAGTTAGTTGTAGTGGGCACTAGTGGTGTGGCTAATGTGTATGGTGCTGGTGTAGACGATACAGGTAATGGGCCAGGCTGGACTGTAGAAATATTACCTAACACTAGATTTATTAATAAACCTAATAGTAATAATTCGTCATATACCACTGTAACCGGTCCGCGGTGTGTTACTAATGTGCCAAATCTTGGTGTGGCATATCTTGGTATGGATGGTGAGGTATGGTTGGTCGATACTAGTGGTACCTCTAGATGTCTTGGACGACCCACCAAAGATACGCCCACTAATATAAACGATATTGTATATTGTGAGGCACATAAATCCTCTACGGCTGGTGGTGATCCTCTCGGTAGGCCTGAACACGGACCATTGCTTGTTGTTAATGGTTCATCACTGAAAGTATTAGATATTGAACTTGGTTTGTGGGGTACGTGGTCATTATCTGGTGCAGATACGCTAGAGGGCGCCATGTTGTGTTCTTTGTATGGTACTTTATACACACAAATGTATACAACTGTATCGCCGATAGCGGCTTATTCTATACTGTCATTTAGTGATTGGACTAGTGGAACCGATTTTGATACAATTAATGGAACAGGTACTGTACCCTTTCCAATGCGGTTGGTTACCTCTAGTTGTTCTATTGCAGGTCCACAAGATAATAGTCCATCACTTATATGGGGCAGGCTTCGTAGTATATCGCCCCTAATGACAATGTACAATTCAGCTAATTTAACCGTAAAGGTGTATCCTGATGGTACACAG